ACATATCATGTTTAGGATGGCTACCACTCGGCTTTATCTCTTTGCCTTTAATGAAGTCCATCCTAGCCCATCTTTCCTGCTCGGCAGAACGGTAGGCCATGTTTATCTCGTTACGTGCCAGGCGCACGCTTTTGTACTCGCAGTTCTGAATGGTTATGGCTTTGCCGTATTTCTTCTTATAGTCTTTGGCAAGTGATGGATAATCATTAAGGTACTTGCTGACCTTCTTGCTGAGTTTAACAGCACTCATACCCTTCTCTATGCCGACAGACAGAGCTTTCTCCAGAGCCTCTTTTACATCAGCTCTCTGGTTCCATATTCGTTCTGAAAGACTGAGACCATTTATCTTTCTTTCCACGAAAGCCTTCTTTGCCGCATTGTTGTGTTCAAAGTAAGCTTTCTGTTTTGTCTCCGCAATCTTCCTCGTAAAGGTGCCGATTACCCTTTTGGCAAGTAGATCTTGCAGAGTGTTACTGTTCTTCCATTCCTCGGATATTCCGTTATAGACCAACGCCTGCATATTGTTTGAATAGTAATCCAACAAGGCGTTCACCCTCTTTTCTGTTCTTGGGTAATCATCAAAAGAGAACTCGCCATCCCCATCGAAGTCGGTGGAGGTGGCGATTTTAGATGATTCTTTAGCAAGAGTCTCATAGATGGAAATGATTTTCCTGGTATAAGCATTCAGTCTCTTGCCAAGGTCTTTATATGCCTTTTTCTGATTAGGCAGTTTTGGCTTTTTCATACAAGTTCATTTTAAAATGTTTGCAGCAATCCCAGTTGAGAAGAACGCTCCATTCTTGATATGGGCATTTAGTTAGGATAGGCTGACCTTTAAGGCTCATACTATGGAAGTCAGTAGCATAAGCGCATTCACGGCAGAAGTGCCGTTTCTTATCTTCTTTCTTTTTTCTCATGACTACTCCTCCGAGAATAAGTTAGGCATAGTAGCTGCTGTTCTGGTTGCCTCGGCTTCGTCCTCTTCGCGAATCTCTTGGTAAGTAGCGTCTGGGTCGTCGGAAATGCCAGCACGTTTGATTGACTCTTTCTGGCTGATGATTGGCTTGTTTCCGTTGCCCTTCATCCACTTTTCAATTTGGGTCATCTCGTCCTCTTGGATGAATGGAGTGATGATGTGCTCTACCGTAATCTCATCCATTCTAGCCTCCCATTTCGTATTCATCTTGGCAAGGAAAGCCTTTATGACGTTAGTCTCTCTCTCGAAGCCTTCAATCCAGGCACCCGTCTCCTCTCCTATCTTAAGATGGGCATCCATGAGGAGTGTCTTTCTTGAATCATAGCCGATATTGCCAAGACTCTTCAAATTCTCGAAACTGATGTCCGGCATCTGGGACTGCATGAAGTAAAGTTTTACGAGGGTATCGACGTGATACTTAAGAGCTTCAATAGCCTGCTGCCAAGATACGTAGCTTACGTCACCGTCCTCACTGACTCTATACACCCTCTTGCTCTCTCCCTTCCGCTCTATTCCAACGATGGCACCGGCAATCTTCAAGACAGGAGCGGAATTGTATGCCACAACATCGCTGTTTCGGGAAATGGTGTACTCGATATTCTCACGGATAGGTGTCAATCCTTCCCAGCATGGCTTGTGACGGTACCAGAACACGGCTGGAATCTTGTTGATAGAAATCTCATTTTCATCCACTAAATGCCATCCGGACTCTTTATCGTCTGAAGACAGGTCCCACTTGTAATGATTGTCTGCGGTATAGGTCTCGAAGAATGTGTGCTCTGTGTCAGTAACCTTATGCTTATACTCGAATGACAGAGCAAGCAAGTCGTCATACTCGTCAAAGTAAGGATAGATGTCAACTCCGTCCATTGGAGAGAATGTCTTACATTTCAGCTTATACTGGCTGTCGAAGCCGTAGAGCTTGTTAGGCTTCTTCTGCGTGTACCAAAGTGTGAACATCTGACAAGAGGCGTAATAGCACTTTGCTCTGTGCATATTCACTGCATCAATGTGTGCACAGGTGTAGATTTTCTCGATGGCACGCGCAATAGTTTTCAACTCCTCGTCGGTCTGGTCATAAGTATAAACACGTTTGACAGGGGTAGCCATCGTAAATTCAGAGATTCTTCTTGTAAGAAGTTTCTCCAACCCGATAGGCAATCGAGCCGCCTTTTCTACAATACCGTCATCAAGAGTTCTGTCCTGCCTGCCTACGTGGTCTTCGACGATTTCATGGAACATAGGCTCATACTCAGATAACAGGGTACTCCAAAGTGGAATATCCAGCACGCGTTGTTTCAGCTCTCCTATGATGCTGCCAACGTCATTTCTTTTAAAAAGTTCATTAAAATCTATCATAATCTTCGAAGTTTAGATACGGCAAAATTACAGATATATTCGCATATATTTTACGTGTTTAGTATTTTTAACTAAAATATCTATTAGTATATTTGCATATATCAAATAATTTTCGTACCTTTGCATATAGATAAAAGGTAGTACTTTTGACTATCCAGAGCCCACCTTACAAGTTGAACCAATTAAAATTATAAAGATTATGAACAATTCAGTTGAAACAAAGAAGGCAGAGGTTAGAAAGAACATCAAGAATACACTTGAGTCAGCCAAGATTAAGATTATTAATGTAATTTCAGTTTGTCCTGATTGGGAGGTAGAATATATCGACTTAGGCTTTAAGTCACTTAACGTTTGTTTGAATTTAAAAGGAGTCGAAAGAAACAGAAGCCTGGTAATTCGTTACCAGAAAAAAGATGGCAACTTCCAGGAAGAGTCTTTTAACACCAATGTGGCAAGCTGTGGAGAATTTGACCTTCTTGAGGCAAACGACAATCTTAAGTACTACACAGCGATTGGCGACATTCTCAACCACAAAGATATGCTTTCCCTGTTGAAAGATACTATGGTTTATTTCACAAATAAACTTGTTGAGTTGCGTGAAGAGTTTGATAAATTAAGAAAGGAGGATTAGTTATGACAAAGCAAGAAGAAATAGACATTCTACAGTCCTTGAAGGGTGACACTTATTTCGCTCAGTTCTTCGGAAGCAAGGACATTGATCAGATGTGTCAGAACATCAACAATGATTTTGCCATTGAGGGCGGATGCGGATTTATCCAGAAAGTTGTAACTTTAGAGAAAAATAACGCAGACCTCAAAAAGGAGTACAAGCAGAAAATCTATGATTTAGGGATGGAAATTATTAAAATTCTCGATAGAGGATTTGATGAAGATGCTATTTACCAGTTGGTTGAAGGCGAGGTTGGAATTAATGCTATCATTAAATTCAAATTTAAGAACAATCTGGAACTTACGGATAAGGAGATAGACTATATGGTATCTCGACTTCCATGATTATGTAGTAATCGCATAGCTTATGAGGTATGCAGGTTATGGTTTGATAAATAAAAATAAGAACAATGAAAGACGAAAAAGTTACGGTAGAAGATTTGAAGACAGCCATGTCGAGCAAGGGAATCCGTTCAGATATAAAACAAGAGAAGGTAATAACACGCCTACAAGTAAATGGCTGTTTGATAGCAATGGTGTCAGATATATTAGACCAGCTTATCACGGATGAGCAATCTATGCTAAGACTCCTTGATGTTCAGTACAAGCAAGAGCAGAAGATGCACTACAATCAGATGCAAAATGCAGCGAAGAAGTACTACTTTCACTTGAAGCCATTTACTAAGAGTTTCTTTGGTGACAATAACATCTGTGCCGATATTGAGGACAACGCAAATGACATATACGAAATCATCAAGTTACTTGCGGACCACACTAACGACCACAAGGATATGGAAGTAATTAAGAGAAACCTCAGAAAGAGAAAGTTGAACCATCATATATTCGATTAAGCGA